TAGGTCGCGAAGTTCAGCGGGTCGCTGACCATCGTGCCCGTGAGCGACAACTGCGAGACTTCGTCGTTGATGAGCGGGAACGCCTGCGCCGGGTCGAAGCGAGCCTTGAAGATGTCGAGGATGACCCGCTCGTTGTCCACGGTGTTGATGCCGTCGAAACGCAGGTACTTCTCGACCACCGTGGTCGTGAACGCTTGGAACCGCTTGTGGGTCAGGTACGTGTAGTCGATCTGGCCTGTGTCGGGCAGCGTCGCGCCGCTCCAGCCTGCCAGCGCCCAGATCTCGCCGAGATCGTAGTCGATCTGGTAGTCGGTGCCGATGACCATCGCCGCCGCCAGCGAGTCGTTCAGGACGGCCGCAATCGAACTGTTCAGCTTGACGTGCCGCAGCGTGGTACGCGGGTACACGCCATCGACGGCCGGGTAGAGCGTGACCACTTCGTTCGTCACCGCCGCGCCGGTCGCAGTCGCCGTCGAACCGAAGAACGCGAGTTCGAGGTTCTGCTGCGAGATGGATTCCAGCGTCATGTTGAACGTGCCGTTCAACTCCTGAATCAGCGTCAGGTCCACGGCGCGCTGGCCGGTCTCCGACTCTTTGTGCTCGAACTTCGTGATCTCGATGGAAAGCTCCAGCGACGGAACGTTCCCGATGGGGAGCAGACCCGTGGGACGCCCGTTGACATCCCGTGCCCCCACGTAGAGCGATCCTTGACCGGAGTAGTAGTAATTCGCCATGACGAGTCTCCTTCAGAAGATTAAACAGTCGATCCTTTCTCCACGCTCATCGTTTCCCAAATCTGAGCGTAGAAAATTACCCCGTCAATCGATTCGCTTGTGGGGCCTTCTCCGACAAACCGCCATGGCCTGTCGTTTACACCCTTGAACCCTAACAACTTGGGTCGAATCGCGTCCAGAAGGTCGGTCGCAACCTGCTTCTGGTCTTCGAATTCGTTGTTCCAGTTGTACTCCACCGCTACGATAACTGAAAACCGGCGCACAACCAATAGGGTATCGCCGCCGAATGTGGTACGTCCCTCCGCCCCTGCCGCCGCGTTACCGGCGGCGGGTGTTGCGCCCTCGTAACCGACAGCGGCCAGAGGGTACCCTGCGTTCTCATTGACGGTGCCGATATCTTCGAGGTTGTAGACGGTATAGAGCCTGTCCCCGAATGAAGCGCTCGCCAAGCGAACGCGCTCCACCAACTCATCCACAAGATCTTTGGTCGAAGGGCTGGCCATCACTTACCCTTCTTCAAGTGCTGCTGGAGCCTGCGCTCCATGACCTTCTTGATCGCCTTCACGTCTTCGCTGTTGAGACCGATGAAGGGACGCGCGGGCACGGGGCCTCCCGTCAAAGACGAAATACCGCCGAACTGCATGGTGGCCGCGTAGGGGACGTTGCCGACTACGCCGACTTTGATTCCTGCGTCGGTAGCTGCCACCAATCCAGTTCGCTTGCGCCCGAGAATGCCGATGCTGTCGCGAAGGCGTCCCGTATCCACGAGGATGTCGCGGGGATTCTTGTTCCTTTTCCGCAGACGGATCGTCATCGGATTGAGCTTGCGCCAAGGTGCTCCGGTCGGCCCGCGCTTCGTGTCGAATCGCTTCTTGATACGCTCGACCATCACGTTGCCGACTTCGACGCCGCCGAGTGCCGCCTGCTTGAACTTGTACTGCGAAAGCCGCTTGAGCAGCTTCGAGCGTCCTACGATGACGACATCCTGAATGACATCGAGTGCCATCAGAGATACTCCGTCATGTCAGGATCGTTTCCGGCCATGCGGGGCTTGATGCAGTTGGACAGAATCGAGGTCGCGGCTCGGCGCATTTCCGCCTGAAACTCGCGAAGTGAATTCGATTTCAAAGGCGTGCCTGAGTGCCCGCGTGCAATGCGCGCCGCGACACTGATTGCGCTCTCTCGAAGCTCTCTCGGTACGTCCTTCGCGTTGCCGTCGTCGTCTACTTCGAACCCGCAGGTATACGTGATGGCGATGAGCCGGTCACAGTACCCGGACGGCAACGTGGTGCGAAGATGGACGCGGCCTTTCTTGGCCTCGATAGCATAAGAGATCCCGTCTACCAGCGTCGCGTTGGCCGCGCCGATGCTTTCGATGGGCAGGCCATCCGACGATACATAGACTGCGAAGTTCGCCGTCGTGTCTATGTACCCTGCGCTGAGGTTGAGCACGTAGGAAGGCTGTGCCGTGCTGCCTAGGTTTCGCAGGTTTAAGCCGAAATAATCGACACGGGTCGAACGTTCGAGGGACGTGCCGATGTAGTTCTCGATCTGAGAAGTGGCTTGCTCTAGTGCGGAGTTAACAGTCGATTGACTGCCCGCGCGCTCCTTCAACCCCATCAGGTCGATTACGTGAGCATCCAGAGCAAGCCGCATCGGTTATCTCCCTCTACGCCGACGCTTCGGCTTCTCGGCTTCCGGAAGTTCGTCGTCCGCACCTACCATCTCGGCAGCGCGCCGGTGTTCGAGTCGCGCTGCTTCCGTTTCAACCTCGCCCCGGGCCAGAGCCTCCCTGCGCGCCGCCTCCGCGAGTAGCGAAGGATCTGCGGTCGCAGGATCGATGGTGCTGAGCCTGTTGACGTGAGCGTCGATTTCTTTCTGCGTGGCCGCGCGCCACATGGGTGACATCTCGTTGGTCTTGGGGTTCATGAACTCTTCGCGCAGGAGCACCGCCGCCATGGTGTCGCCGCAATGGATGACCTGCTTGCGCTCGACGACGTGTCCCTTGTTCACGAATGAACTGACGTAGCGCGCGCTACCAACGAGAACCAGATACCTACCGTTTTCTTCCGACATGATCTTCTCCTGTTACACCTTCACCACATAGGCTAAGGGGGCGCGAACGCCCCCGTCACCCGAACCCATCAACATCAGTTCATGTTGATGATCTTGACCACCGCTTCTTCGTCCTCGTACTTCACGTCCACGCGGGTCGAGAGCACTACGACGAGTTGGCGCGACCGGATGTTGCGCTCGGTCTCGATCAGGATGTCCCGATGGATGCCGAAGATGATGTTCTGCGGGTACGTGAAGAGCCCGTAGTTCGTGGTCATCATCGGCGTCTTGCGCAGCGGCACGCCGTACGCTTGGAGTTCCTGATTCGTCTGGAGCGCCGAGTCGCCGTAGCCGGTGCCGCGAGTCGCGACCACCGACCGATAGCGGATCTCGTCCTGCACGGTGATGTACGTGCGCATCGCCGCGAGGTTGCGGAGATAACGCTGCGGCATCGCCAGTTGCGCGTCCCGGAAGACGTTGGGGCTGACGCCTGCTGCGAGCACGTCCACGACGTTCGACGTTGCGGCCTTGAGCAGACCGTCGTTGAGCGCGAGGTACGGGTCGCCGGAAGCCGTGTCGCCGCGAATGGCCCACTCCTCCAGATCCAGCGCGGCGCGCTGAGCGATCAGGCGGATGATGTGGGTTTCGAGGTTGCCCTGCTCGATGTTGTCTTCGAGCACTTCGTACGGCAGGTGAACCTCCGCCATGACTTCCTTCGAGACCAGTTCGACTTGCCGGGTTGCCGGTTTCGAACGGTCCGCTTCGGTCAGGGTACGGTCGTTGCTGCCGTCGTCGTTGTAGCCACCCGCCTGCGGCGCGACCTTCATGATCCGGCTAGCGAACCCGATGGCGTTGATCTTGCGCGTCGGGGAATTCATCCGGATCACTCGGGCTTCGTTCAGCAGCGTCGGCTGTTCCTGAACCTCGTCGATGAACGCGTTCGCCTGCTCGGGGAGCAGAAGTCCGCCATCCGTGGTGAGGTCCGAGATCGCCAAGTCTGCCCGAGCGATGACTTCATCCACTCGTTTCTTGGTCATGTCTTGTCTCCTGAGAAAGTTGAGTGCAGGGATCGTCGCCTACGGATCAACCGTAGAGCGGATTCCTGCGGAAAATGGAACCACGGTACGGATCTTGCCGACGCACTTCTTCCGAGACTTGGGGAGGATCTTCTTCCCCTCGCGTCACGGTGCGCTGCTCCATCTCGCCGACCCGCGTCGTCAGAGCATCGACGCGCTCCACCACGGTCTTCTGGAGGTCCTTGACGACCGCCAGAATGTCACCGACCTGATTGTCGCCGCGCTCGACCGTCTTCTCCGGGGTCGCGGGCGTCTCGGGTTTGTCTTCCGAGCGAGTCGCCAGCGCTTCCTTCAGCGCTTCGGCGACCAGTGTCTTGATCTCGCCGCGCGTGACCGGCTGGTCGTCGGTACGCTCGACGGGGGCGGCGTTGCCCTCGGTCTTCGCTTCGGAGCCTGCCGCATCTTCTCGGGCGACAGTTTCCTTTGCATCCACGCCTTTCGCCTCTTTCGGCTTCATCTCGGCAGTCTCCTTGCTGGTTTCAGAATCAGATCGAGCGGCATTATCGTCTTGTGTCCCTTGCGAGTTCAAGTCGATTCTGTTCGGTTCGATCATTTGTCGAGGCAGGGCTGACATGAGATTTGTCAGCCATACCGCGTACTCGTTGAGCGTATTCATCACGAGAGCGTGACGATCCGCGAGAGGTAGGGAAGACCAGAAGAGGATCTCGTTGAGCACGCTCCACAGGACTTCGTTCGCTTCCCGTGCGTCTTCCGAGAACTCCATATCGGCCATAGCCTGATTGAAGTCCAGCGATCCCCATCCGTATTGGCCGTAGGCCGATTCGATCACGGCGCGGTAGATCTTGCGCGGAATGTCGTCCCGTTGCGTAAGGGCAACGACCGCCAACACCCCGGCGTCTACTTCTACGCTGCGAAAAGTCACGTTCTTGGGAAGCTCATGGCGCGTAAAGATGAGACCGCCTGTCTCCCCGGCTTTCAGATCCTCGACCGATGCATTCATCGACCGGGTTTTTAGCCATTCGACTGCCGCTTCTTTGTCGTCTCGCTCGAACTCGATCTGCATCACCGAGAGCCCGGGATGATCGGCCGCGCGCTCGATGCCCTTCTCCAGCGCCGAGGCCGAGATGTGCGCGATGGCACCGCCCGGTAACCGAATCGGCACTGTGGGCTGCTCGCCGTCTTCGAGCTTGACCCGCTTGAAGTACACGCCCTCCTCATCCTTGGAGATCGCGTACTCCTCCGACGAAAGGCCGAAGCGCTTGAACACTTCCTGCGCTTCCTCGTCCGAAGTCTCGGAGGGAAGCTGCACGGAAAGGAGCGAACCATCGAGACGACGGCGACGGCGCGGGATGTCTTCTCGCACGATCTTGAACGGCGTGCGATTCGCCGGGGCCTTCACGATGGAGAGAAAGTGCGGCTCCTTCAGGTCGAGGAGCGATCCGGAGCGACGACGAACGGCGGGCTTGTCTTCGGCCGGGGTAAGGACTTCCGCCGCATCCCCGCGCTTCACTCTACGCCGCTTCGTCATCTTCGCCTCCGATCTCCGTGTACACGGAGAACCTATGTCTGTGGGTCTGCGCGGAATCGTAATCGGTGAACGTGTGGCTGCTGATGGAATGGCTGTGCCCACGTTCAGCGGTTGTCCCGCCAGAAATTACTCGCCCGTCCCCGTCCAAACGCACGTAAAACTGGTGCGTATGCCCGTCTGTTGGATCGGGGTAGGTTTCACCTGCGGCTTCCTGAACGTCAGGAACATTGATCTCGACCGGAAGGACCGAAACGACAGCTTCGTAGGAGAAGCCGTTCAGTTCGCCGGAGAGTATATCATTCCAAATGTCATCGTCCAGTACATGAATACCCACGACCCAAGCCCCGGGTACGAAAGTCGGATCGCCGTCTCGGGCCACGAACGATTCCACGATGCGAACTTTCTCGCTGACATCGACGTTGTCGTGCTGAAGGTCGATGCCGAAACCGTTAATCATGAAACCGTATGCAAACTGCCGGATCGACTCCTTCGTGTGGAAATCTCCATACACGTTGAGCGTGTTGGGAATCAGGACCTCGGCAAAGGCCACTCGCTCGAATCCCTCAGCTACTTGGAATCGGATCATTTTGCAGCCGATTTCAATTTCGAGGCGGATACTCGGCGGACGATGAAACGGTGACGGTGCCGTACGTGATTCCGCCTCCCCACCGGATCGGGTCGAAACTCGATGGCAGGGACCCTCCCGAATCTGCCGGTGCGAATGCAGGTATGGTGATCGTCGGCGACGTGCTCGGGATGAATGACGGGGTCTGAACGTGCGGAATGGAAACCGGCGGATGATCCAGCCCGAGCGCCTTACCGAGCGCGGCGTGCAGTTCGCGCGCTTCTTCGGGCGTCAGACGGTACTTGAACCCTCGCGGATCTACGATTTCGAGTGTGATCTGCATACGTGTCCCCTATCGACACGCGCATAGTACGCAGAAATGTCACACGGGTGCAATGCCTAGTACCACCCAATGCATACCATCGCGGGACCGCCATTGCCGCCGTCGCCTCCGGTTATGCCTCCTCCACCGCCTCCTCCGCCCCCTCCAATTCCGGCGTCCCCGCCTCGTCCCCCGGTACCTGCGCCGCTCCCGCCGCCGCCAGATCCCCCGGTGAAGAACATCAAATCGGCAGGATTGTTCCAACCCGGAATACCGTTCGTATTCGCCGCACCACCTAACGGACCGGGCCAATACAGCCATGCGTGCGGCTTGTTCGACGTGCCTCCACTACCTCCCGTGTTGCTGGTGTTTACCCCTCCCCCTCCCCCGCCACCATTTGTCAAAGCGTTTGTAGGGGCAGATGCGGCGGTACCCGTACCTGTAGCGCTGCCCGCGCCCGCTGCGGTGCGCCCGCCTTGCCCGTGCAGCACGAAGCCGGGCAATCCCTTCCTGCTGTTGGTGCCGCCCGAGTTGCCTGCCGCTCCGCCAGCCGCGCCCGTACCGAGTCCACCGCCTAGCCCCCCTAGAACGGAAACAAACGCGTCAGAAGGAGTATCCGGGTAGAAGATATCTGTCTGCACGGCGTTGCCGCCTGCGCTCGCCACGCCGCCAGCCCCCGGCTCGCCTATGGAAACAAGCAATGCCTCCGGAACAAAGATCGCGGGCGCGAGCATGAAAAAGTACCCGCCAGCGGAGCCTCCACCGCCACCGCCCCGGTTAGTTCCGGTGGCCCCGGTGTGGCCTGCGCCGCCGCCTCCTCCTGCGGCAATCACAACCATCATTACGAACGAAGCGTTCTGCGGTTTGCGCCATACGACCTGTGTGGTTCCAGTCGAGTACCACGTCTCGAATCCGTTGAAGCCACGATTCGGCAATGCAAGCAATTCGCTCATGAATCACCAACTAAAGATGATGACGAAGCCGTCGCCGCCGCGACCACCAACGCCGCCCGTGATGCCGCCTCCGCCGCCCCCTCCTCCCGAGCCGTGGCCCCCGACACCGCCGTTACCGCCTGTCGCTGCCCCGCTCCCGCCGCCGCCAGAACCTCCCAAAGAAAACAACGGAAACCTGAGTCCTGCGGGCCAGTTATACCCATCGAGTCCGTTGGTATCCGCTCCCCCTCCTGCAAGCGACGGGTACATCACGGAATAGATCGCGGCGACCGTGGAAGTGCCTCCGGTTCCTGCGGTGTTACTCGTGTTGACCGCGCCGCCGCCAGCGCCTCCCCCTACCAGATAGATCGTGGCCGACGTGTTGGAACCGTTGCCAGTCGAGCCGCCTGCGGTCCCTGCTCTGCCGTTGACGGTTTCCCACGTACCGATCTGCCAACCGCCGACGAAAGGCCCGACTGTGTTCGAGCCCGTAGAACCTGCCGTACCTGCGCTCCCTACGCCGCCTGCCCCACCACCGCCTCCCGGCGCGGCCGTCAATAGCGTGATGTTGTGGTCGGGCCACGAAATCGTAGTAGACGCGCCTGCCGATCCAGCCGAGTTCGCTGCTCCTCCCGCGCCGCCGCGACCGCAACGAATGATGAGGCGATCCGGCACCATAAACGCTGGCTTCGCGAAAGCCAGCACACCACCGCTAGCGCCGCCTCCTCCTCCGCTCCTGTCGGTGGCCGTGGCTCCCGTTCGTCCGCCGCCGCCACCGCCTGCCCCGCCTACGACGATGAAACTCACGAACTTGGCGTTCGGGGGCTTGTTCCAGATTGCGTTGTTGTGGCCGATGTACGTATCGACTTTCGCTGGAGATCCGGGGAGTCCGACTGCACTGTACGTCATGTCAACTCCACGATATCGCCACGAAGCCGTGACCACCTCTGCCGCCTGCGGCTCCCGTAGTCGAAGCGGCACCGCCGCCTCCGCCACCGCCGACGTAATAGGCCGACCCGCCTGCTCCGCCCGCGCCCGGAGTCAGTGCTCCGCCGCCGCTGCCTCCGGAGAGGAACAGAAACGGGGAGAAAAAACCATAACCCGGATTGCCCGGATTGCCTCCTGCGGTTCCCCCCGGATTATGCGGCCATTTACGCACAAGCCAAGACTCCGATACCCCGCCAGCGCTGGCAACACCGCTAGCAATACCGCCTCCCCCGCCTCCTCCACTACAGCCGACTTCTGATATGGCCGACGTACCGCCCGTGCCGGTACTGCCCGCCCCGCCCGAGACAGAGGTAGTCATGAGATTCAGAAGTAAGCAATGCATCCACGCATTGTCGGCCACAGCCGTGCCTGCCGAACCTGCTGCGCCGCCTGCTGCCGTACCGCCGCTACCCGCGCCTCCTCCGGGAACCGTGACGAGCGCGTTGCCCAACGGGTAGTAGAGAACCGTGCTGCCGCCCGTGCCGCCCGCGCCACCATTCGTGGCCCCTGCGGTGCCGCCCGCGCCAATGTCGAAGACGAGAGTAGACGGGAAGAGGATCGCGGGGCCTGCAACGGTGAAGATTACGCCAGATGCGCCTCCGCCACCGCCGCCCCTGTCGCCAGCGCCACCGGAACCGCCGCCCCCTCCGCCGCCGCCCCCTGCCATGGTGACGTGCAGGAAATCGACGCCCGGGGGGACGGTCCAGCTTTTCGGCCCGGGACCTAGAAGCAGGATCGAGCCGCCGCGTCCTACTTCGTCAGTCATTAGTACAGTCCGCCGACCACGCTCACGTAGTAACCCGCCGCGACGGTTGTCCCGATGGTTACGTTGATCTTATACCCCGGTGGCAGAGCGATGTTGAGAGGAACCTCGTACATCGCAAGAGCCGCGACTTCGCTGAGTGTCGTGGCCGGGAGAGTGATCTCGTCGAACAGGATATTGTTCGCCGCAGTGGCGTTCGTTGAACCATTGTTGATGAAGATCCGCAGCACGGTCGCGACGTTGGTACCTGCTGGCCGCGCGCGGAGCTTGTAGGCGTAGCTGCCTTCGGTAGCGTCCGCCGTGAAGACAGTGAGCACCGTGCCGGTGCCGTCTTTCGCGGTGTTAGCCGTAGCGAGCGCGGTAGCGCCCCATTCGATCTGGCCACGGCGAACGAAGATCGGAAGAGTATTCACTGCCATGTTAGTTCCTCACGAGTCCCATGTTGAGTGCGACACTCTTCCCGAAGTGCGAAGAGCTTTGAAGCAATTCGACCGATCCTTTGGTGAACCGAGCCTGCATCTTTGTGCCGTCCGCCCACGACAGCCCCGTAGTCCCTTCCTGCGCGCGCTCGACCGTAATCGATGTGCTCGCGGCGGTGTGTGCCACCACCTTGACGATCTCCCATGCAGTCTCGGTACCGCCGAAACCTACCGCCATGGTGAGCAGAACATAATCCGGAGAAGCAATCGCAGGAAGGATAGAGCCTTCGCCTGCTTCGAGCGTCAGCGCGGTGTCGTTGTCGTCTATCGCGCCTTCGAGCGTGACCGTGACGTTGTTCAGGAATAGTTGCGCCATTACTTGCGCCCTCTGCGGCCTGCGATGGGGACAACCGAATTGTCGTTGGTATCGTTTGACGGTTCCGAGTCGTCCACCGCAGATTCTTCTCGGGTCTGCTCGACATCGGCATCGTTTCGACCCGCCTGCCGCAGCGAAAGCTGGATCGGCTGATCCATCCATTCCATCCAGCCTTCCGTGCCCTTTTCCGGATACTGCGGGATGCGGACTTGGAGGTTGTCGGAAATGATATCGATTGCAGCGCGCGGGGTTACGGCTCCCATCACGTTGCCTGCGGTCAGCGCCTTGATGATCTTGTCAGGATCGGAGAGCGACGGCGCGCGAGATTCGAGCTTGACGGTCTTGAGCCCAAGGCCCATGTCGTTGTTCACGAACGCGTTGTTCAGAAACTCGTCATGGAACATTCGCTCGGGCTGGAATACCTGCATCTCCGCAAGGAACGCGGACACGTTGGCCGTAGCGAAAGTGACATCCTGCGACAGCCCGAGAATGACGGGCGGGAGACGGAACGCCGACC